GTATTTGTAGCAGAGCAGGGCACACGCGCCGAAACCACAGGCTACACCACGCAACAGGAAGAAATCCCGACGCATGAAATGTACGCTCTGGTAGATATTTCGGAAGCATTGTTGGAAGACAGCGTGTTCAATCTTGAAGCAGAAATGCAACAAGAGTTTGCAACGCAGTTTGCCAAAGCTGAAGGTGAGAAGTTCATCACTGGCACAGGCGTTGGTGCACCAGAAGGCATTACCATCAATGGCGATGTTGGCACAACCAACTCAGGAAGCGGCACAGTGCTTACGGCAAACGGTCTGCTGGACTTGGTACACGCTATCAAATCCGACTACACCAATAACGCTACATTTGTGTTCAATCGGACAACCCTTGCGGCAATTCGTAAACTGCAAGACACAGCAGGCCAGTTTGTATTTCAAGCTGGCATGATGCTGACAGGTGGTGTGCCAAACACCATTCTTGGTTTTCCGTATGTAGAAATGCCTGATATGCCGAATGTTTCTAGTTCAGCAAAACCAGTTGCATTTGGTGATTTCAGCCGTGGCTACATGATTGTTGACCGTGTTGGCTTGGCGGTGCTTCGTGACCCATTCACGCAGGCTACTAGCGGCAATGTTCGCTACTACGCCCGTAAGCGTGTTGGTGGTCAGGTTGTGCTTGCTGAAGCAATCCGTACACAAACGATAAGCGCATAAGGAGTAAGATATGTACGATTTATCAAATTCCATAAACCCAGCCGTATCGCTTGCCGCCGCTGTTCGCACAGCCGCCGCAAATGGTACAGGTGTTGACCTGAAGGGCTACGAGAGCGCAACTATTCTTGTAGATGTGGGCGCAGAGGGCGATACGCTTTCTAGCTCGGTGTTCTTTGAGGTATCCATTGAGGAGTCCGACGACGACTCAACCTATACTGACGTAGAACAGGCAGGCATCGTTGATGGCACAATCGCGGCAGGCGGTATCTTTTTGAAGCTCGATGGTACGGCAGGCGGTAATCCTGACTCCGCAGGCGGTATTTTCCGTGTCGGCTATGTCGGCGGCAAAAGATATATCCGCGTAGTGCTTGCTAAAACTGGCACACACAGCACAGGAACGCCGCTTGGCGCGATGGTGGTGCGTGGTCATGCAAGGCACACTGGAGACAATGCGTTTACACCACACAACGCATAATTCATTCCCAAAGGGGCGGTGTTTCGGCACCGCCCCAATAGGTGCGATATGATAAAAATTCTTGTACGATGCGAAGCGGCGGCAGATGAAAATGGCTCTAGTACCCGATACTACGAGGTCGGTGATACAGTGGACACTGCGTTGCCGTGGCAAAAGAAAATAGCAGACCAGCTAGTAGAAGCTGGGCTGGCCGCAGAAACAAAGGTCGTTGAACCGAAAGAAACAAAAGCCAAGAAAGCTAAAAAATAATGGCTGGCATTACTATTGTCGCAGATGTTTCGGAGGAGCCAATCAGCGCAGATAACGTGCGGAGTTACGCTCGCATAGATGACGGCGTAGACACCACCGAAATCACGAACATGATAAAGTCGTCGAGATTGTTTGTAGAAAACTATCTTGGCCGAAGCCTGCTCAATAGAACTCTTAAATACAGTATTGATTATGTTGATGAGGTAGACCAGCCGTTGTGGGAGGGCACCCGTGTCGGGCCTGACATGACCATTCGGCGGCGATACTTACAACTCCCAAGACCGCCCGTAGTCTCGGTAACTCATGTAAAAACCTTTAATGACGCAGATACGGAAACCACACTGGCATCCTCAAAATACTATTTAGACAATCAGAGAGAGCCAGCGCGGATTATTTTACGCAATGGCGAGACATGGCCTACAGCACTCAGGGTAGGCAACGCCATTGAGGTTACTTATGTGTCTGGCTATGGGGCATCTCGGTCTAATGTACCAGAGGCAATTATACAGGGATTATTCCAACACATTACATTCATGTATGAGCAACGGGGCGACCAAATGGGCGCAACTCGTTTAACCCAAGTATCTATACCGCCCCAAATTAGATATCTGTTAGACCCATATAAGGTGCTCAATTTCAGCACAGACCCTTTCAACGATTCTATTTCAGGTTACTAAAATGATAGGGGCAATGCGGCATCAGGTTAAGATACAGTCGCAGTCACGCTCTGCGGATGGCGGCGGGTCATCAGATGTTACCTATTCCAACGTCGCGACAGTAGCGGCAAGTATTGAGCCTATCGGCGGCAGAGAGCGTCTGTTTGGCGACCAGCTAGAAGAACGCATCACTCATCAAATTACCATAAGATTCCGCAGAGATGTTTCGTTCAAGAACAGAATAAAATATGATTTTGCAGATGGCGGCACAAGTTACAGCCGTATCTTCAAGGTCGTGCGCGTAATCAACAGAGATACCCGTAACAGGTTCCTTGATTTGTTATGTGAAGAAGGTATCGCGACATGAGGGTTACAACGAAAATCAAAACCAAGCCAAGGCACAAGGCTATTACAAAACAGTATGAGCAACAGGCGAGACAGGCTGTTTTTTTGGGCTGTTCTAAGATACAGGAAATCGCAGTTACTGAAATACTGCGCGGTGCAAAAAGCGGGTTAGTGTATACAAGAGGCTCAGTAACGCATAAAGCATCGGCGGCAGGCGAATATCCAGCCAGTGATACAGGCAACCTAGCCGCCAATATTAATGTACAGGTAGCGCCCAACGGACTGTCAGGCGTTGTAGAAAGCAAAGCGAACTACTCGTCATTCCTAGAGTTTGGCACAAGCAAGATGGCGGCAAGGCCGTTTCTGTTCCCATCAGCGGAGCGCGCCAAGGCGTTTATACGCAAAAAGTTTAGGGAGTTGAGCGCAAGATGAGTTTGCACAGCTGGCCTTTGCAACAGGCGATTTTTTCCAAGCTGAACGGCGCAAGCCTAGTTGACTATGATGGGTCGGCTATCACTGGTGTCTTTGATGATGTACCAGAGCAGACAAGCTATCCCTATGTGGTCATCGGTGAGGAGACTGCCACCGAAGCTGGCACGAAGGATGTAGACGCGCACGAGCACACACTGACGATTCATGTGTGGTCACAGTATCGCGGCCTTCAGGACATCAAGAAAATCATGCAACAAATATATACTCAGTTACACAATACTGCTATAACTGTTAGCGGTGCTAATTTGGTGAATATCAGACATGAGTTTGAGAACACCCTTTTAGAGCAAGATGGTATTACACGGCATGGAGTCATGCGATTTCGGGCAGTGGTTTTTGATTAGGAGATAACTATGGCGGCTCAAAAAGGTTCAGCCCTACTTATGAAAATCGGCAACGCGGGAAGCCCCGAAGCGTTTACCACAATCGGCGGGATGCGTAGCACCTCTATAGCATTGAATGATGAGGCTGTAGACGTAACAAACAAAGACAGCGGACGCGCTCGCACACTGCTGGCACAGGGCGGCGTGAATAGCTTGACTGTATCAGGTAGCGGCGTATTTACGGACAGCGCATCAGAAGCTACCCTCAAGGGCAAGTTTGATGTATCAGCATTTACGAATTATCAGTTTCTTGTGCCAGACTTCGGTACATTTACAGGCTCATTTATGCTCGCATCATTAGAATATGCTGGCGAGTATAACGGTGAAGTAACCTATAGCTTTACGTTTGAGTCTACGGGCGCAATCACGTTTGCAACGGTATAAAACAATGGCTTGGGAAACAGTAGCCGTCACCATTGATAAGACCGAGACTGCGGGAATGTTTAACAGTACGCAATCTGTACTGAACGTGACAGGTAGTACGTCTGCAAAAGTCGGGTCATCAGTGACCATAAATAAGGACGCTTATACGATTACCAGTGTTTTAGACATTGGTGAGCGCGGCGAGACATTCGATTTAATGTTGGAGAAGGCAAAAAAGTAGGAGTGCCATATGGCAAATGCAATTCGAGGAGAATTGGATATCGAGCTAAACGGCTCAAAGTACAAGACCAAACTTAGCCTAAACTCTCTTATAGTTTTAGAAAGAGAACTAGGCAGGTCGCTGATTAAGGTTACTCAGGATTTACAGACAGGCGATTTGCCGCTTGTAGAAATTATCTTGATACTGAAAACAGCCCTCAAAGGCGGCGGTGCCGAAATAGGCGAAACAGAACTTAAACAGCTAATCTGGGAAGCTGGTTATGTTACTGCACTGGGCGAGGTCGCAAAGGTTATTACTAACTCTATAATTGGAGACGATACGGGGGGAAAGCTAGAGGCGGTGACGTAGTAACGGAAATCCCGTGGCAAAACCTCATAGGGTCGGGAATAGGCGTCGTAGGCATACCGCCAGAGCAGTTTTGGAACATGGGGCTACAAGAATTATTTATCGTCTTAGAGGGCTTTATTGAGGCGAACAGGGTAGGTGAGAAACCTCTAGGGGCAAACGAGCTAGAAGAACTTATGTTGAGGTATCCTGACTAATGGCAACCACAGTAGATACCATCCTAGTAAAAGTCGAAGCAGACTTGCGCGATGTCAAACGCAGTTTGGCACAGCTAGAACGCGACACAAAGAAAACGACACAAAACGTCAGCACATCAATGAACCGCATCGGGACTGTAGTCCAAGCGGTTATTGGCGGTATCGTCGTGCGGCAGTTCGCCAGAGGTGCGCTTGCGGCTACAAACTTCGCCAGCGATGTCGAAGAAATGCAGGCCAAGTCATCTGTAGTATTTGGTCAATTTACGGGCGATGTACGAAAAGAACTAGAGAGCTTTGGGGAGGCCGTAGGTCGTTCTCGTTTTGAACTTGAGGGCATGGCGGCACAGGTACAGGATACCTTTGTGCCATTGGGCTTTGCTCGGGGTGAGGCCGCACAGCTTTCTGTACAGCTTACAAAACTGGCTACAGACGTTGCATCATTCCAGAACGCTTCGGATGCGTCTGTAATGGAAGCATTCCAATCTGCATTGGTAGGCAATCACGAAACAGTTCGACGATTTGGCATTGTAATTACGGAGACAGAACTCAAAGCAGAACTGTTCCGCATGGGCATTACAAAAAACATTGATGCGGTTTCTGCACAAGAAAAAGTGCAGGCAAGGCTCAATCTTATCTTGGCGGGAACGCGAGATGCACAGGGCGATGCGGCAAGAACAAGCGAAAGCTATGCTAACAGAACGCGGGCATTAGGAGCCGCTATAGATGAGTTGCAGTTTGCTATTGGGCAAAAACTCATGCCGACAATGAAAGAGTTGTTAAATGCTCTTATAGACCTCACTAATGATACAAAAGAATATGTAGAGGGTAATAGGTCGCTGGCAGAGGTACTCGTCGGCGCGTTAGCACCGCAATACAAGCATCTTATAAATAACAATGTTCGCGTTAGAAAGCATATCAAGGCAAGCACAGAGGCTACTAAAGAAAATACAGATACTAATCTGCAAAATGCGGAATCTACAAAAAAACAAAATGAGGCTTTAGTACTTACAAAGATTGAAGGCGGCAAATTAGCTGAAGCACTAAGAAAACTTCAAATAGAGCAAGATGCTCTTAATGCAGTCAAACAATCAGGTTTTGATATTGATGGCGAGATTATCAAAGCGCGGCGTACTATTTCGGATACAAATGCGGCAGAGTTAGACCAAATTGATGCAATTATGCGAGCAAATGAGGCTTTGCGTATTGAGATAGAAAATCAAACAATTGTTATGGATACAGTGCAAGACGCAACCAAACGATTTGGCGACAGCTTATCTAATAACCTTGCTGATGGTTTAGCAAATGGCAAGCTGGCATTGGATGACTTTAAGAACATTGCCCGTGATTTTGTCAGCCAACTTATCTCTGAGTTCATACGATTGGCGGTAGTAAATCAAATCATTAATAGCATCTTTGGCTTAACTGGTCAGGCGGCATTGCCAACAGCAAGTTTTGGCGGCGGCGGCGCGACAAATACAATGCGCCCAATGCCAAGACCAGCTCGCGCCGCGACAGGTGGTACAGTTCAGCCCCGTATGCCAACGCTCGTCGGTGAGCGCGGACCAGAGATTGTTATACCGAATGGCGGCAGGGTTATGAACTCAAATGACACCCGCTCTGCATTGTCTGGCGGCGGGTCTGTAGTAATAAATCAAACCCTTAACGTAAGCACAGGCGTACAGGATACTGTCAGGGCAGAGCTAGTTAATTTCTTACCAGTGGTTCAAGCGCAGACTGTTGCGGCGGTGGCGCAGGCCAAACAGAGGGGCGGCAAACTCGCTAGTATGTTGTAATGGCAACCTATAGCTATCCTATTACATATCCTACTGCGCCTAATTATAGCGAGTCACGATTTCAGCTTACTCGTCAAACAGGTGTTACAGAGTCACCATTTACAGGCTCACAACAAACATTTAGTTATGAAAACTTCAGCCAATGGTCAGCCGTGTTGACCCTTCCTCCTATGAAACGCGCACAGGCGGCAGAGTGGCAAGCGTTTTTCCTAAAACTGCGCGGTAGACAGGGCACTTTTAGTTTAGGCGACCCAGATGCTTCATCGCCACAAGGCGCAGTGGCTGGTACTGTAAGAGTAAACAATGGGGCTGGTTATGCCGCTGGCACCAGCACAATAGCGACAGACGGCTATACCAATGCAGATAGCACAGTGGTGTTTAAGGCAGGGGACTACATACAAATCGGTACGACACTTCATCAAATTGTTAATGACGCTACTTGCTCATCAGGTGCGGCAAATATTGATTTTGAGCCAGCATTAAAAAGCACAGTCGCTAATGATGTAGCGATAACCTACACAAACCCGAAGGGTATATTTAGATTGGACGCCAACCCAGTGGGGTGGGACGCAGACAAAGC